TGATTTAAAAAATTGTCTTGAATTTGTACACTCATATCGAATAACAAAAATCTTTCAACAATAAAGATGATAATATGTTTTTATTTTTACAATCGGTAGTCAATCTATTATACATCTTATTTTTTCCTTTGATGAAAACCACTCCATCTAAAATAGCCACACAAGTTGCATCATGAACTTCTGTATTTAGAGTAGATAGTGCATCTTCAAACTGAGCAACTTGGTGGCCACCATAGTCTGTCAGAAACTTTGCCTCTCCAATGATATATTTTTTATTGAATCTTGCAATAAAATCTAACCCTTTATCTCTTGAATATCCAAATGCATTCATGGCAAAATCTTTTTTTGCTTTATCAGATGATTCTAGAATTGCATCATTATCTGTACAAACAAATTCTTGTAGATAAACTGGTTTGATCCCAAAAGGACTTGTTTGTAACCATTCAGTAAACTTACTGCCCATTTGTCTATTATTTTCTTTAGGTTGTGTAATATTCTTTACACAGTTTTCCCAGCCAATATCATATATGACTCCTGCGATCCTTTTAACTGTGGCAGGATTTTGTATCATTGAAGAAGGACATTTGTTTAAAAATGCAACATAAGAATCTTTTATAGGGAACAAATCCAACTTGAGTGCTAGTAGTATCAACTCTCTATCATTTCTGTCTATGAAAGCTCTTTCAAGTTTACTGAGTAGAGAAGAATCTACCTCACGTTCTTCATTTATTGTTATTGGATATACAGAATGCAGTCTATCCAAATAATCTTCATGATTTGCTAGTTCTATACTTTTCTGTAGATACTCATTCATGATCAACTAAAATAATTGAAATTTACAACGACTCTCACTTTTTCATCGGTACACGATGTTCCTGTATGTTTCAAGTTTGCAGGAAATGTTACCAATCTGTTTTCCACACTTTCAATCACTTCACCAGTTTCAAATCTTGTATATCCATTATTTGTATTGATATACAATATTGATGTGAGCCAATTCTTGGCTTGTTCTGGTGTGAAATCAGAAACATCATAATGAAAACTGTTTTCGACTATTTCTGGTGTTCTGGTGAGTAAATTTGCTTTGATTCTATATAAAGATTTCATCTGTATTTTGCGGAATACAGGATCAAGTATAGAATAATCTTCACTCACAGGATTGCATCTTGTAAAAAAAACATGAATAAATTGAAACTTATCTATGTCTTTTGGATTATCTATAAATGGGGCATATCTCCATTGACAATGACCACCAAGGAAGTAATTTTGTAGTTTTGTAAATTCATTTTTTTCTAAAAAATCATCAACAACTTTCATCTCAATTTATTTTATATCTCCTATCAACATGACGAACTTTATGATCTTCGTGATCATGAATATAAACTTCCTTTATCGGCCCGTCTATGTTTTTATCCCAATAGTCTAAAAACTTCTTTATTCGGGGATATTCGGGCAACTGATCTTCTGTTTGCCACATAAATTGATTTACAATATGCAAATGATCTGGAATATAATACACCACTTGTACAGTTGCAATTGTCCATTTTTTGATAATATGTGCCAGTCTATTCCTTACCAGTACTGCCGAAACCACCATCCCTATCAGTTTTTCTTTCTGGACGCTCTTCTGTCTTCATGATCATAGAAGGATGTTCTTTAACCAATTCTGCTTGGCAAATACGTTCTCCATTGGTTATAAATTGTTGATACCCACTAATATTACAAATCATCATGAAAACTGGCTCAACATAGTCAGAATCGATAATTCCAACATTGTTTGCCAATGTCAATCCATTCTTTAATGCAAGACTAGATCTAGGATACAAACGAACTGAATGTCCTACTGGTATGTCAAATATCAATCCTGTTGGAATTAATACTCTTTCATTGGGATTGACTTGCACTCTTCCGTCTACTACTTTTCTATTTCGTTTCTCTGGATCTTCGTAATTACTTAAATATACTTTAACTACTGAATACTCTGGCAAAGAAGCGTGCAAGTCAAAACAAGCAGATCCTTCCGTTGCACGAACAGGATCTTTGACATCAGAATCTAATTTGTAAAAATATAAATTACTGGTCATTCTCATCAGCATCCCTTTTGTTTCCGATATTATATTTTGGAGTTAAATCCCATTCATCTTTCTCCTTGAAAGACAAGATCTTTAACTGGCTCAATGGAACTGTAGGTTCTGCCGATTTATCTGGTTGCACTAGAGAAATTAACTCCCATTCTGTGAGAAGATTTGCAATGGTATTTCTCCTTGCTTCATCATTCTCTGAAAAATTAGATGTTTTTCCGTCTAATGCAAATAACTCTTTAAAGTGTACTATGTAGTACTTGCCCTGCTTGTGCAGGATATGACATGATTGAAATAAAGTCTTTTCTTTGCGTGATGCAATACCGATTCTTGTAAGGGTTTCTCTTACTTTGAGAAAATCATCGGCCTCTTTTAGTTTCACTTCAATCATCCTTTGGATGATCTCTTCACTCATTGTTTCCTTTCAAACCACCTGTATCAATATGTTGTCTAATAATATCCAGTTGCGAATCATTGAGAAGTAACGCATAATCTCTCGCTTTCGCATAACTGCACTTACAATATTCCTTGATTAGATCAAGAACTTGATTATCTTCTTTTTTCTTTTTTAACCATTTACCATATCTTTTTTTTGGTCTAATAGTATTTAGAAAAAAGTCGAATTGAAGTTTTGAATCAAGGTGGCTGTGGAAGTTCATTTCATTTGCATATAATGCAGTATCATGATTAAAACTCAATCCACGATTTATAATAAAAGGTTTGTAATTCTTCTCCAACTCTGGTTTTTCATCAATCAAATTGGTCTTACCATGATTGATTTCATTTATAAAATCCCAAAGACTCATACAAACTCACATTCCGCCATCAACTCTATCAGGCACGCAACCAAGTTAATCTCTTGGTCTGCAACGAATGCAGATTTATATTGATAATCGGCAATAATCAATACTGCTTGTGGTATGGATGATTTGGCCAGAACTTCGTACAATTTATCGTATATTTTCCGATATACTGATGCAGGATCATTGTCAGAATTATTTGTAACCCATTTCCTCATATTCTGGAAATTTTTCTCTCTCAATGCAGACATCAATTGATCTAGATTGAGTTCTCCTATATTTGCAAGAATTCCTGCATTTATCTCACCAGATGTAGAATACCTTTGCAACTCATTAATCACTCTCCTAAAATCTGGAAAGTGTTTATTGATTAGAGCCGCAATCACATTCTTTTCATATGTAACATTCTCATTATTAAGCATTTCACCACATCGATTCAAGAAATGCATTGCAATCTCTGGTTTCTCTTCTTTAGGAGAAGTGAAATCTACAACCGCACATCTAGAATGAATCGGTTCAATGATTCTGTTTTTATAGTTACAAGTGAATATAAAAGAACAATTTTCTGCAAACTTTTCGATGAATCCTCTCAATGCTGGTTGCACCGAATCTGGATTGGAATAGTCTGCCTCATCGATGATTACAACTTTTCTACCACCTTTGAGAGAGATAGTAGAACAAAATTGTGTCATCTTAGTTCTGAGAGTATCGATCATTCTACCCTCATCAGAACCATTGATGATGATGTAATCAGAATTTGTCATATCACAGATTGCCCTGGCAACAGTTGTTTTACCAACTCCAGCAGGGCCAGTGAACATGAGATTTGGTACAGTATTATCTTTTACCAAATCCTTCAGAGTATTTTTAATTGTATCAGATAAGATACAATCATCAATTGTTGATGGGCGATACCTCTCAACCCATAATAAAGAGTTTTCCATGATTACCCCTCAAATGTTGAATTTTGTTCTAATGCAATCCAATACTGAAGAGAATCAGTTGTCCTTTTAAAATGTGAAATACGTTTGGATGAAAGTTTCACTTCGTATGTTCCTTCCATCAATTTATTGAGATTTTCAGTTTTGAAAATCATTCGGAATGTTTTATCTGTAGTTCCCACACCAGTAGAAAAACTATCAGAAGTTGTATTTCCTGTATCAGAAACAACGATTCTTGTTTCATTACCATCACCCTCAATCACTACTTCGGGCAAACCAAGAGTATTGGCCGCATTGATAGTCTTTTTGAATACATCTTTTTCAAGAGTAAATTCGACATCTGGATCTGGAAAGGTTATATCTTTCTCTGGTGGAGTTTGAAACATGGAACTACTTCCACAATAACGATAAGTAGCCTCATGACTACCATCTTTAATAGAAACACCATTTTCTGTAAAATCCAATTCTGGATCATTAAATAGAGACAGAGTTCCAAGAAATCTACTTAACTCATAGATAGGAAAAGTTTTAGGAAAATCTTCACTAATCTCAACCGAGGCCAAAATAGTGTTTAAAGGGGAAACTGTTCTAAGAGTTTTCCCTTCTTGAAATTCCAAACTTTGGTTAATGTTTGCATAGTTCTTCAAGAACCCTACTGTATTTTCACTTAGTTTCATTGTGATCTCCTGTTTCACGTTTATAAAAATTATCATGTAGGTATAACATAATAATAACATAATGAGCGACTTTTGTCAAGTCGTTTCTATTAAATCCACCCTTCTTACCATACCTCTGGGCGTACTTAATAATGTTACCAATACAGAAACCTTCACCATGTCCTGCATCAGATATAAATTCAGTTGATTGTACTTTGTTTTGAGCGTAATGTGAAGTATAGGTTTTGTCTATTGCATCCCAAATTTCACTTAAATATTTACCCTCATCAAAAACATAATCAATGTTTTCTCTTACGTTTTCCTTTGTTTCTTTTTCTTTTTTCATGATTACTCACTCTTGCAGGATCAGCCCCATGAGATGCAAATTCAAGATTTGCTAAACTTTGCATAGAACCAGAAAAGACATACGAACCCATATGTCCAAGTTTCATCCAAGGGCACAAAAAGATTTGATACCCTAATCTACGAACAAATTGACAGAAAAAATAATCTTCTGACAAATACCTTTCACTATCACCAGAAATATCACCTAAGTATGCTTTAGAATCAATTACAGTATCAAAATATGCATGGATCATTCTATCACCAGCAAAATGTTCCGATCTGTTATGATCTGGGCGATATGTAAATTGAGGAAATGCCTCTTTAAAATCATCAAATACGTTTCTCTTAATCATCATAAAACCAGTTCCTATTTCAAGTACATCAACTGGTTCTGCGACTTTTATTTGATGAGTATTTTCTACTGGATTAAAAACGTAATCACCAGTAAATTGTTCTAATATATTAGGATCTTCATCCGCAAGTCCTGTATCAACAGCATTACGAACTTTCTCCCATGCAATACATTTCTTTGGATAAGGGCCACCAATAATGTCTTTGTCCAAAGCAGCAAGTGCCAAAACATCATTAGGATCAAAATGAATATCTGCATCAATAAACATCAAATGAGTATATTCACTTCTTAAAAATTCATCGACCAAATAGTTTCTTGCTCTGGGAATCAAAGATTCATTGAAGAGATAAAAATACTTCAAGTCCATTTGGTATTTGGTGGACAATGTTGCAAGATCACAACAAGCCTTTGCATACATTCCAGAACACATTCCACCATACATCGGTGTACAAACCATTATTTTTTTAGTACGGAGTTCTTCTATTCCAATTTTAACTTCCATAATTCTCCATTATAATTCACTAGATATGACAATAGGATGTTACCCTCTCGAGCAACACCCTATATTATCTATAACCCTTAAAACGGACTACTGTAATCTTCTTCCTGTTCTTCGGTTTCAGTTGATTCTGAAACTTTAGTTTCTTCAGAAGGCAAAGAAACTTTATCATCTAACTTGGAGTACAAGTCCATGAAAGTATCTTTGGTCTGATCATCAAACCTTGCGACACACATTGCAATTGCTTTCATTCTATCTTTGAAAATTGCAAATGCATGGATGATATGTACCAGACGGCGAGTGGCAATAATCTCATCGACTCCACCATCATAAAAGGTCTTACGAATCAGATCTGCCCAATCAACCAGTTTTGCAGCATACTCTTCATCGACACATCCAAGATTTTCCATCAACTTAATGATGATCTTCTTTTCGACTGCGATTGAAGGATACTCTTGTTCGACTGTGATAGGGAATCTTTCAAGGAAAGCCTCGTTGAGGATGTTTGTTCCGATAAATCGACCATCTTCAGAACCTTTACCTTTAGTATTGGCAGTTGCCATAACAGTAAAACCAGCTTTAGGACGAACAATCCTTCCTTCTTTTTTGATGAGAAGTGGATTTCCTTCCAGTACTGGTTGTAAACACATAATTTTGTTTGATGCAAGGTCAACTTCATCTAAAAGAAGAGTTGCACCACGTTCCATCGCCATAGTAACTGGGCCGTCCTGCCAAACAGTTCGACCATCGACCAGAGCGTAGTGTCCAATCAAATCATCTTCATCAGTTTCGATTGTGATGTTCACACGAAAAAGTTCTTTTCTCAATTCAGCATGAACCTGCTCAATCATCATGGTCTTTCCGTTTCCTGACAAACCAGTAATGAAGATTGGATAGAATTGACCAGACTTTTTAATGGTCTTAACATCAGCATAATGACCAAATTTTACATACCCATTTACCTTTGCAGGAACATACGATTCAGTATTCATAGGAAATTCTACGACATTGGAAACCATCTCAGCAGGTTGAGTTCTTGCGACAGCAACATTAGTTGCAAGAGAGGCAGTAGTTGTATCATCTACAACGACTGAAGGTTGGCCGTTGACTGTAGGAAAACGATATTCTCCACGTTCAACTTTTTCACAAGTATTATTTCTAATCAAGAATCTAGGAGAAATAACACCTAATTCTTTTGCCTTTACTTTGAAATCAGTATAATCTGATTTAGTAAAGGTATCAGAACCAACAAAAGAACGAAACGCATCAAGCGACTTTTGTTGTTTATCATTCAAATTCATCATAACAAATCTCTCAAAAGAGGTTTTTCAAAATGAGTGATTTCTCACTCTCACAAATATATTATATCAAAAACATTCAAGGAAGTCAAGTTTTTTACGCAACTTTTTCAATAAATGCATTGAGAAGAACACGATTCTGTAACTTTCCTTTTGTGTTTTTCTTTAGTGCCTTTCGGATCTCTGCTTTTGATGATCCTGCAGCCACTTGTCCGATATGATCAACTTCATCGATTTCAAGACCCTTGGTATTGATAACATAGAGTTCATCATATGCAGTTCCCTTTTCAATCATGAACTTGTTTCTACGAAAATCTGAAAGTTCTGATTCTTTAGGATAAGTACCTGTAACAGAAGAAATATTTCCAGCAATTCTTCTTCCACTACCACTTGTAAGAAAAAATCCAAGAAGATTGATTCCAGTAGTCTTTTTCAATCCAATAAGATACATACTGGTATATCGACCACTAGAATATCTCATTTTTACTTCATCTGGAAAAACTCTCACTTTGGTTTTTTTATCATCAATATGCATTGATGACCAATCGTAACTTGAAGTGTTTCCATCTGGGCCAATATATGAACAGTTGGTAGAAGAAGCACCATCAGTAAGAAATATTGCATTGACAATTTGAGCCTTTGTTCTCATTTTGAATTCTTCAATTACTGACTTTGAAGCAATAATTGTATCATCCAAAGGAGTTCCACCTAGACTGAAATTATTTGGCATTCCAAAATAGTTATAACCTTGACTGTAGTAGTAACTATAGCGATTATGAAATCCTTCTGCAATCAGAAGAGCATTTCGATATGCATTTGTCAATTCTCTGTTTCTCATTCTAGAAGAAAAAAGATTCAAAAGACGAAAATGATTTCCGACAACCATATCACCTTTCTTGTAATCTGCAATTTTCTTTCCACTAGGAGTATGATTGAATCTATCTTCTTTATCCCTTGATCTCCAGCTTCTGTAAACATTTTCATTTTCCTCATCTTTCCAATCTCTATAAGAATCAGAGAATGCATAAACTTCAAAAGGAATCTGAACCTTCTGACAAAACATTGTCAAGTTGACTAACTGCTCAATGGTATCTTTCATACAATGATTCATTGAACCAGACCAATCAATGAACATGACCATTCCATGATTCTTACCTTCAGGCAAGTTAGTAATCTGTTGAAACAGATTTTCACTATACTTGTAAGCATGAATTTTGTTCATATCAAGAGTTCCCTTCTTTGAAGAATATGCCCTGCGATGAATATCTGCAGCCTTCTTCATTTCAAACTCTTTGGCCATATAGTTGATTATTTTATCATTCGCACCTTTGAATTTTTTCAGAATAACATTTCCATATGCAACTGCATTTTCTTGACTCTCATAATACTCACTCAATTCTTTTTGAATTTTCTTGAAGTCAACGACAATTGAATCAGTATTGATTTTTGGAAATGTCAAATATACAGGAAGGGAAATGTTTTCCCTCATATCTGCCATATCTTCTTCGTTTGCACGAAAGTTTTCATCAGTAAGTGAAACTGGCCCAGTTGACATATCTTGTCTGTCAAAGGGATTTCCTTTTCCACCTTCCATTCCATTTGAAGGACTAGGATTTTCAGACTTATCACTTGAATCATCGGAAGAGTTTTCAGACTTGGACTCATTTTCTTCTCTCATCTTGTCCATTGCTTCTTGAACTTGTTTTTCAAAAGAATTCAATCCACTATCTGAATCATCCGAATCTTCAGATTTTTCTCCATTTGAACCAGAACCAGAAATACCATCTTCTTCAGAATCACTTTCAGCAGATTCGTCTCCGGCCATGTCCATTTCAAAATCATCTTTTTCTTCTGATCCATCTGAACCTTCTGATTCTTCATCTCCATCTTCTTCCTCACCCCATTCATCTTCATCAGAAAAATCTCCGTAACTGTTATCAGTTTCGGATTCATTCTCTTTACAATACTCATAAAGTTCATCGGTGAGTTTTACGACATCATCAAAAGTCTCAGTTCTCATGATTTTTTCAACCCACTCTCGCTCTTCATCAGAGAATTCGATTCCGTAGTCAGTTCCAGCCTTAGTATATAAATTAATACGATCAATCAGACCAAGATCATTGACATCTACACCCATTGATCTCAATCCAAAAAAATCGTTATTCATAAGATCCCCATAACCATCAATCATTGACTTACGGGCACCAGCAAACTTTCTTTTGATTTTCTTTTCGATTCTTGCATCTTCAACAACATTAAGGAAGGATTTGAAACCTTTTCCTTTTTTACTAATTGAAGAGTGCCAACCTTCTTCTGGCGTCCAGAGTGCATGACCAACTTCGTGGGCACAGAACAGATCATAGACAGCAGAACCAGGCTTCCATTTAAGAATAGGTAGGTACAGCACACGATTTTTCACATCGAATGCCGCAGTAGGAATCTTTTTATGTTGAACAGTAATGTTCTCCGCAGCCATCAACTTCGCAAGAAGTGATTTCTGTTCAACTAAATTAGTATCTTTTTTCATAATAAACTCAATAAATGGTTATCTCTTAACCTCACATATACTATTATACTAGATTGTAAGAGGAATGTCAAGTTTTTTTACGAATCTTTTTCTTCTGATTCTTCAGAATCTTTTGGTATATCTCTTGCATAATCGCCAGTTCCATCGTCAAGATGACAATATCCCGACAACGAATATCCTGTATATTTTGCAAGCAGTTCTTTGCGTTCTTTTTTGG